GAAAATCATAAACGTTTCGAATCGAACTACTCGTAGCATACGGTGTAATTTCAATCAACTTGCCGTAACTGTCGTAACGTAATACATCCCCGTTTCTCGAAACCATATTCCCACTCGCATCGTATCCGTAGTTTAACGTCCCCGTGTTCGGGCTTGTGGCAGTTGTAACAGCATTTGCGTGACTTCCATCTGTGTAACCTAAAGTATATGCACCTTTTTGAATTAGATTTCCGTTTGCAGAAAAAGTATAGTTTTGTGTCCCGTATTTACCGGTCGCTTGTGTGATTCTCCCTAAGTTGTCTAAAGTAAAATCTTGTGTACGAGCAGGATTTAACTTGTCTTCTATTTTTGTAATATTCCCTTTTGAATCATAGGTCAGTTCCGTATTTCCGATGACTGTCCCATCCGGTTTTTTAGAAACCACACTCAGAGGTTTTTTGTCGAGTGGTTCAAAACCAATTTCCATCGTAACACCGTTTCCAGAAGTCCTTCTTAGAGACGGAACTCCATTTGCATCTAAGTAAGGGCCTTGGTAACTAACTACAGTATGACCCGAACTCGTCCCGTCCGCCGTATCCATTGTGATACTCGACAAAGTTCCGTTAGACGAATAGAAATTGTGTAGTTTCGTTCCATCCGGTAGAGTTTCAGTCATCGGACGGTTTAAAGAATCATAGTCTCTTTTAAAAATTGCAGTTATATCATCCACATACTTTGTCTTTTGGATCGGATTCCCTTTTAGATCAAACCGAAACTCGGTCCTTCCACTTCCGTCTGTAACACTAGTTAGGTGACCTCTAGAAAATGGAACATTAGGATCGTCATACACAAATTGAACCGGTGCTTCCGATCCGTTTGTAGTTTGAGTCAAAGGTCTGCTCAACACATCGTATGTAAAAGTAATCGTTTTGCCTCTAGCGTCTGTCTGACTTGAAATTCTTCCGACAGAATCATACGAATACGAAATCATTCCAGAATTTGGATCTTGAACAGAAATCCTTCTACCGAATGAATCATATACAAAACTGGTAGTAAGACCACCCACATCTGTAATCGAAGAAATACCACCAAACGGAGAATAGTTGGTTAAAATCGTCCTACCGTTTTCGGTTTTACTAATCACCTGCCCCAGTTCGTTTTTAGTGATTATTTCTGTTTTGGTTTGGCCATCCGGATATGTAGAAGTTTTAGTTTCGGTAAATCCTGTTTTTGTAATATTGGTTTGAATTGTACCGCTGGCACTCGGTTCTAAAATTGTAGTCAATTCTCCGTCAGGGTCATTGTATTGATAGTTTGTAAACTGTGGAGGGATGTTAGTATAGTATTCGTTGGATTTTCGAATCAAAACACCTTTTGTATAGTCAAAGAAACTTTCTTCAATCGAATTGATTCCACTCAGTGCAGTGTTTGCTTCACTTCGAATCGGATTTCCCAAAGGATCGGTAAATATACGAGTTGTGCTTGTATTACCACGTACATTGTCTCGAACACTTTTAGTCACAAATTCATTGTTATTCAAATTCGTTAGATCGTATTCCCCCGTGTTGGAATAAGAATACGTTTCGTTTGGACTCCCCTCCCCCGGATACGTTACGCTTGCTTTCCGACCATATCCGTCGTAACTATTTAATGTAATCGCGCCATTCGGATCTGTAGAAGATGTTTCAAGACCTGTCGCAAAATCATAGTTTGTAGTTGTCACGTGTCCCAGCGCGTTTGTTTTTGTCACCGGAAATAGGTTTAATACCCCATCATACGAAATCGTACTCGTTGCGTTAGCTGGATCGTTGATCGTAGTCACATTCCCGAATGTATCATAACCAAACGTAGTTGTAATAGGAGAAGCACTCGCAGGAAAGATTGTTTTAGAAGTCAATTTGTCTCCAGTATATCCAAGGGAAACGTCCTCTATCCAAGTGCCGTCTACGTTTTTTCTAGACCTCACTACCCTTCCCATCCTCCAACCAGCTACGTCGTTAGAAACTTGAGAAGTATTTGTAATTGTATGGGAACCTAAACTTTCTACTACACTCGTCGTAAAACCAAAAGAATCATACGTAAACGACTGAATCGAAGTTTCGACTAATGTTCCGTTTTTGTAGTCGTTGTTCGTTACAACCCCCGGCAATACAATCTCCGTTCCAAAAGGGTTAGGAAAACTAAAACCAGAATGGGTAGTAGAACCGGTTAGGTTATTGGAAGCGTTGTAACTCCTTTGATTTTGCACCACACCGGCCAAACGATAGTCGTTTTGAAAATAATCCGTGATTTTGTAAAAGTTCGTATTTACGTCCGTTTCCCGAATATTCGAAAAACCTAAACTCCTAGAAATGTTCCGAGTTCCTAAAATATGTCTTTCGTTCGTATAACCGTAGTTAGTTGTTTGTACAATTCCGTTGGACAAGTCCTGTCTTGTCTGAGTGACTAAAAAACCAGGATTCATACTAGGCCCTTCGGGGTAGTTTGCGGTCCCTGGCTGTAAAGCCCCCGGATGATTGTTTTTTAACTGATACTGCACTTGAGAGTTTTGACCCGCACCGTTTGTAACACTCAGTAGTTGGTCCTCTCCCGAATTTCTGGGGTTATTGTAACGATAAAAAATTCTACCCCAGGTTTTGTCTAAAGATAGAAACGCAATACTTACGTCACTAATCCCGTCTAGGTTCATATCTTGGAGTGAAATTTGATATGTATCTGATCTTTCGATTCCATTTGGATCTGTATATTCTTGAGTGGAAAAAACTCCAAAACTAAAACCAGGACTGTAACTAAACGTTCCGTCACTTCTCGAAAGATACGTTTCGATTGTATGATTTTCTTTATTAAACAATACTAAATCAGAAATTCCGTCTCCGTTGACTTCTCCAAAGTTAAAGTCTAAAAGATTTTTACCATTCCCTGCGTTTAGATTGGTCGCAATCGGATTTGAAAATCCGTTTCCAGTAAAAATACAAACGATACTTTGAGTTCCTACAAAAGAAACAAAATCTAAAACACCGTCCCCGTTTACGTCCGCAAGTGTGCTTTTATCAGGATTGACATAGTTAAAAAGTGGATAAACTACATTTTGTGACGTTCCATTAGTTAAATTGAATGTTCTTACCTGCAAAGCATACGTAGCCTGACCTAAGTTCCCTTGTGCATAGATTGCGGCTATTTGGTTATTGATTGCGTAACTCTGTTGACCTACAAAGTTCATTCTTGCGCTGACTATATTCTCTAAAGTATTTTGTAAACCGGCAACCGTCGCAGGGGTATAGGGATAGTCTTTTCCATCCGTTTCAAAAGAATCGGACATCATTCCGTATCCGTTTGCGGTTAAATACGCTAAAAGATTCTCAAATTCAACATCGTCAATGTTTGCCAGTGTAGTAGGTGTAGGCATTTGATCCACTACCGCTTTGACCCTTGCGTGTTCTGTTTGATACTGTGCCATCAATGTGTCTAACGCTGATTTTTGAGCTTGTAACGTAGTTAGAGTGGAATTGTCGTAGGTTTGAACAAGCTGTACATAGTCAGCCTTACCGTCTCCCGTAAAATCAATCATCGAATTGAGATAAAAGTCCCCTCCTCCTCCAATTACAATCGGATTGTCAAAATAGGTTTCTCGGTTGAGATAGATCGAAAAACTTCCTCCGTTGTTGTGGACAAAATCTACTAACTCATCCCCGTTCACATCCCCAAAAAAATCTTTGGCTGATCTGTCTCCCGCAAGTGGTGTTGTGTTATTGGGCCCATATCGAAACTTGTATTCATACGGACTAAATACGTGCATGTCTCTATTTGCAGAATTTAAACTTACATTTCCAAATAATACAGGAGAACTAAAATTTCCACCCGTAGAATAAACTCCCCAGAGCCTCCCTCCGTCTTCATATACAAAATCAGTCTTACCGTCTCCATTCAAATCCACAACCTGATAGAAAGTATTGTAGTGAATTGGAATATTAGGACCATTGAATGAACTCGCTGGTTGTCCTATTCTTTGGATATGTCCTACCAAATGAATCGATCCATCCGCTTCATTTCCGTTTAACGTCGCAAAGTCGGCAATCCCGTCTCCGTTTAAATCCATTGGTAACCAGGCTGTCAAAGCAGAATCTACTCCAAAATCACACGCTCCAAGACCTCCCCAGCCTAAAAAGCTCCAGCAATTTCCAGCAAGGTATTCTAGAAAATGTTGATTGCCTCCCCAACAAACCGGAAGTAAAGCACACAAACAAGACGCAAGTCCTAGATTGCATGCGTTTCTGTCCGGTACAGGAACTTTAACCACATATTGAAGTGAAGCGTCTATGTTTGCATCCAAAGCGGATGGATGATACGGTAGATTTCCGTTTAAAATAAAATTCATCGCATCCACAACAATGTTCGGTACAAATACATTCATACTAGCCCGATTGGTCAAATCTTGGTAGGTTATATTCCCAGGGCTAAAACCTCCGGAATGATTTGTATATGTAAAATCTAAATCCGCAAAGTTTTCACTTCCAAAAAAATTACTCCCAGATCGTTTCAATTTTCTGAATATACTTCTACCAGTCACCGTTCCGTAAGAGTAGTCTAAATCGTAGGTTCTAAATATATTACCACTTACTAATATTTCGATTCTATCTAGTCTCTTTTGGATTCTTTCTAAGGTTCCTAACGAATAGTTTGGAATTCTGTCGTTTCGATTTTCAAAATTAAAACGAATCGTTCTGTCGTTGTATGTGATCGTAGATGGATAATAGTCACCGTTATTTACGTCGATGGGTGTATAATTTACGTCGTAACCGTTTGCGTGTGAATCTTCTTCTCTGGAAAGCGCCCATTCCCGAATCGATCCTGCAGTCCTACCCAGTGCCGCAATTCTAGAATCGATACTCCCTCCAAAGATATATCTTTTACCATCCTTGTCGGTTGCAATCCAAGTGCACGGACCGTCCCCACAAGTCCCCTGTGGTTCAAATTTTAGATACGATTCTTTTTTAGAATGATAGACGGTTTTATTTCCACTAACATCGATCAGTTCTCCCGCCAAACTAGAAACATACGAATCCTTTCCGTTATACCCAATTCCATACGAAGGATTTCTCGAAACGGTCGGAAGTCCGTTTAGACTCCAACCCATTCCTACAATCGTATTTCCTCCGTTGGAATTGTAACTAAGAGATAGACTGGGTACTACTTTGCCGGGAGGTAGTTCGATTTCGATTTCCGTATTAGCCGATCCGTCCGGACCCGCTTGTAAAAGGGGAAGTTTTTGGGGAATTCCTCCTGCAATTGCAGATGCTACGGAACTAAATACATTCTGAATTCCTGATAACAAACTAAAATTGAATACAAACAATAATGACACACTTAAAAATAAAAATCCAACAGAACGTTTCATTTTAGATTTCCTATCTCTTTTACTTCACAAATCGTAAAACTTTGTTAGTCGTTTATCACCTAACAAAGTGTTTAATTTGTGATATTGTGCCACAAATACCTAAACTAGGGAAAGCTAGGAAGACTTTTTTCACTTTTCTAGGAGATTAAAAGTTTCTCATATTATAATCTACCTGTTAAATTATCCAAAAATTTTTATAATATGAAAAACTTTCAATTCTCTCAAATTTGCAAAAAATATTTATCTATTTACAAGAATAACATAATTTAAACTTCTGGATCTTGATTTTTCACGAGTTTATATTATGAAAGCTAAATTAATATGTTATATTCTATTTTTTGCATGTATTTGTCCCGGGTTATATGCTTCCGAACTTCTTTTAAAATCAGGAGAGGCCTTCCTCGTCGAAGATATAAACGAAAGCGCGGATGTAATCAGTGTTCGTTGGAAAGGTAGGCAATTTAGAATCCCAAAGTCTGAGATTCAAAGAATCGATTACAATAAAAAAGGGCCTGAGTCTTCGTATCATTATTCCGAATTCCGTTTAAACGACGGTTCCTCGATCCGAGGGATTATCGTTGAAACTAAAAAAGACAAATTAGTTTTTAGAACCGAACTTGGATTTGTTGAAATCGAAAAATCTAAAATTCAAAATTTAAATGAAAACTCTTTAGACAATGATTCTCCGAACTTACCAGACAAATATCTTTCCGGTAGATCTGGGGAAAATCTACTCTATGTAGGTGGTAGTCTTTTATTTCAAACTACTACAGGACCTTCTCACAAAACGAACCCGGGTGTAGCTGGTGCCGGTCTTTTTATCGAAAAAGGTTTTATCAATCATCCTCTCTGGTTTTTTGGTTTTCTTTCCGAATACTCTGTGGCTCCAGGTGCACAGGGTTCTATCAATCTTTGGAATCAATCTCTCTATATCGGCAAACAATTTGGTGCCTCTGCTCCTTACTTCTTGTTTGGTGGTGGTGTTACTTCCGTTCAATGGAAAAACGATTCTCGTTCGTTCAATGGAACCGATCCAGAATTGTTAAGCGAATTTGGTTGGGCTTTTGAATTTGGAAACGGTTCTAGGTTAAGACTAGGAATTCGTTCTCAGTGTATTGTAGAATCCGGAGATTCTTTTTGTAGATCCGGGGTTCGTTTCTCTTGGGGGATTTTGTTATGAACAAGTTTCAAAAATTTAGAATATGGGAACTCATACACTTCAAGTCTGTCTCAAAATTTGTAGGCTTCTTTTTAAGAGAAATTATTTTGAATTTCTCGCAGAATGTGTTAATTCTCGCAAAAACGGTCCCTCTGTGTGATTCACAAGATTTAGAACAAACTTATTTTACAGAATCTAAGGGAGAATTCCTGCATTTTGAAGTTTTCAACAAACTGGTTTTGAATCGAATTCTTTCTAAAATTAAAAAAAACAAAACGAGTCTATTTCAAAAATTTAGAATATGGGAATTTTATAAAAATTTCATTCGAACAAAAATCATCCTTAGAAAACAAAACCGGCCTCAATCAAAAATCGTTTCTGATTTCATTTTAAAAAGAAGAAATATATTTTTTCTAATACTCTATTTATCAATCTTTCTCTTTTGTAACTGTCTGAATTCCCCTTTGTCCAACATTCACAACGCACAAAATGAAAAAGTAAATTTTGCTTTTGTTTCCCAGATCGGTCCTCGGTCTGCAACCATTTCTTGGGAGTGTTCTACTTCTTTACCCGGTTCTATTTTGTATGGTAAGTCTGGTTTTGAATCCGTTGTGACTAGTTTAGAAAACTCTAAAATACATTCCATGACTCTTCCTAACTTAGAATCCAATACGGACTATTTAGCTTTTGTTTTTTGTTCTTCGGACGTTAAGAATCTGCAAAGTATTCCTCTTTCTTTTAAAACCTGGATCAGCGATTTCCCAAACAGAACCCGTGGTCTTTGGGTTGTGGGTGGAATCGGTGCGGATTCTTTTCCAGTCAAAGAAATTGATTTTTTTGATCCCGTGATTTCTACTTGGTTTCCTTCTGCAACTTCGGTTCCCACCCCTAGAGTTTTTGCAAACGTAGTTTCCCACAAAAATAAAATCTATGTCATCGGTGGTATGGAAAAACAGGGAGCCAACTATGTAGCTTCTAAAAAGACAGAAGTCTATGATCCGTATTTAGATCAGTGGACTACACTTTCAGATATGCCAGTCGCCAATCAAGGTGGAGTCATCGCATCTATGGGAGAAGAAATTTTTATCATTTCTGGCACGACAACTAACGATATGACTACGGGTACTATTTTAAATACGGTTTCTAGATTTGCTCCTGGAATTGGTCTTTGGCAAAGTTATCTTTCTTTGACTGCTATCTTTTCTAGAATTGATATGTCCGGTTGTGGTCTCAATGGAAACATATTTTTTACAGGTGGTAGATTTACAAACGACGGCACGCCGCAAGCAACTTCGGATTCTTTTTCTCCTTCCATCAATTCCACTTCCGCCGCGGGCGAACCTGCAATTACAATTGCTCGTCACGGTGCTGGTTCTAATTGTATAAAACCTTTAAATTCAGATCCATTTCCTACTGATCCCGAATGGATTGCGGTCATTGGTGGTTCTACTGGAACGAGCACACTCCAACCGATCACGTCTATTACTACATCGAACAGAACAGACTTTTATCAAAATGGTACGGCTGCTTTTGCGATCGGTCCTATTTTACCCGTTTCTGTTTATTTTCCAGGCGTAGAAGCTTCTTACGAAACTAGAAAACTTTTCGTTTTTGGGGGTGCTTCTGCACTCAATATTCCCACCGATTCTGTTTATTCTATCGGTCTCCAAAACCCGATTGCCAGTAATTGGTCCTTAGATCCTTTAAAAATGCCGCGCGCACGTTATGCTCACAAAGTGATTCGTATCGACAGGTAGGTTTCAAGTGGTTAGTGGATTAGTGGTTAGGGTTTTGCAAGGAATGTTTTTTTGTAAAAAAGGGAGATCCTACTTTTCAAGTGGTTAGGCTTGAAATATCAGCCTAATCCCTAAACACTCGAAGAAGGGATTAGAGGACGTTATGCGAAATTTCAACATCCGGTTACGAACGCTCGCTTTTTTGAAATTTCAAGTTGTATTTTACGAGGTTGGTTGTTTTGAATTATGAAACTCTTTTATTCTATTAGGAACATTCTTCGGTTTATTTTGGGATTGATTTCAATTCTTTTATTCATGTTTTCTTTTGAGATTTTTTCCGAGGACCAAACTTTTTCCGGAGGTCATGAAGACGCTAAAAAACTTTTAGAAGAGAAACGGTATTTAGAGGCCGAAAAGTTAGCCTTTTTATTACTTACAAACAATCCATCGGATGTAAATGCTGAATATATTCTAACTTCTGCTTGGGTTGGTTTAGGCAGGGAGGAAGTCAAAAAAGGAAACGTTGATAAAGCGATTGAACTTTTAAAAAAAGCCTCTCTGAAATGGCCTTTTGATCAGGAATTGAAAAAAGAAATTGAACTCCTCAGTAGCATCTCGTTTAAAAAGAATGTTTCGTCTACTTCTTCTCATATTCATGACAAAAACTATGCTATGTTTATTTTAGTCAAAGAAACATATGATTCTATCCAAGAACTGAAATTAGAGATACATTCACTTGCAAACAACAAAGAATCTGATTATTACCGTCAAGAATTAGCTTCTTCCTCTAGAAGAGAAATAATATATGTAATCATCATTTCGGCCATAACCCTTGTTTCTCTTTTAAACATTTTTGCTTTTTATTTCCTTATACAAAAGAAAAAACAATAGGTATATACATAAAATTTTCTCTAAAATTTATCTTTTCACATTTTGTTATTTTGATCTTTACCTTAGAGCCGGTCTCAAAACTATCTATTAAAGAAATTGAAAACAATAATAGTGCTCGCGAGGTAAAGAGAAGCCATATAATTTTCCGATTTTCTTTCCCAACGGATAAGGATAGCTGAGCCTCGCAAAAATTAAAGAAAAAGAGGATGGAACAACATAACAAGTAGGAAATATAACAATTGGAATATAACGGGACGAAAGAAATAATCGGAGAGTATGAGAATTCTTGGCTTAAAGAAGAGTGCGAGACAAGCGTTAGACAACTTTCTTGTAAGCGATAATTTAGTTTTAAATAAATTATAAAATTTCTTTCAGATAAAAATATGCCTTAATTTTCGGTCGTTATGATATAGATTATTTCGTAATTTAACAAATGAGCGAATGTTTATATTGAGGCATGGATACACATACTGAAAGTTGAGCGTTAGAATAGAATTTTGAGATTTTATTTTAATAGCTGGATTTCCAGGGTTTTATGATATTCTGTTGTTTTTATGCGATAGTTGATGATTTATAGTTAGGCGCAAGCGCTATCAGACATTGTGCTTATATGAGAAAATCTCAAAGTAAAAAATATAAGTTCAATATTCTTCGCCTTTGTAATTTACGATAAAGAATGTTCTAAAATTATTATCTTGTGTCGCAAAATGATATATGTCAGACTTAAATTTTAATGATCTAACTAGTAATCTACAAGAAATAGGGAAGGACGCAATTCTCGGAATGAAAGCGCGGAATTTACTAACGACTTTTGATTTATTCATAATAGGAATGATAAAT